AATCGCGCACATCGTCGCTGGCCTGCCGCAGCGTTGCCGTGTCGATCCGCGTGAACACCAGTGCCGCACGGTCGCCGAAAAGCTGCGATGCGACAGCGGCGCGCTCGGCCTCTGGGACAAACTGGCCGAGCGCCTCCTGAATGGTGGCGATGCGCGCATCAAGCGGCAGGCGTTGCAGATCCTCGGCCGAGAGCCGCAGGCGATGCAGAGCGTCCACTGCGGGGCCGGTCCCGGAAGCCGCCTGGCTCAGCCGCCGCGTCAGCTGCACGGTGGCCTGTTCGACCTGACCCATCGACACGCCTGCCAGATCGCCCGCGCGCTCCAGCACCTGAATGCTCGCCACTGTCGTGTCGAGCGAGGCCGCGAGTTTCGCCTGTGCATCCACCGTCTGTAGACCCGAGCGGATCATCGCGCCCCCGGCAGCGGCCAGCGCGGCAGTTGCGGCGGCCGCAGCCAGCGTGGCGCGCCGGGCGAATGCGGCGACGCGGGCATTGGCCATGTCCATCTCGCTCGACAGGCGGCCAAATCCCCGCGCGCCAGCCGCACCCACGCCCTCGAGCTCGGCGCGCACCTGGCGTCCACCTTCCGCCACAAGGCGGACGGACACGCGTTTCTCAGCCATCGCGGCCTCCTTCCATCTGCTCGTTGAGTTTACGCACCATCACCGCCTCGATCTCGGGCAGCAGTTCGGCGGCGATCAGCGCGTCGATCCCAAGAGCCTGCGCCAGCGCCAAAGCCGCGCCCATGTCCCAGCCGAGCACCCCGCCGCGGATCACGCGCAGCTGCCCGACGAGTCGGCCAACCAGATCCCAGACCTGCCAGCCCTCGAAGCTGTGGGGTCGGTTCAGTCTTGTGGGGCAGTCCTGGCACGAGACTTGGCAGGCTTCGCAGTAGCGCTCGCCCCCGCTGAAGTGCCATTCAGCAAGGGCGCGGAGACGTTTTTTTCCGCGTCCAGAATGAGACCCCGCGCGACATAGGAGGTCTGGAAGGCTTCAAAGACCGGCCAGACGTCGAGCAGCGCGTCGATGGCCTCCGGGCTCGGCTCGATGGGATTGCCGTCGGCGTCGCCGATGCCCTCCCAGGCGAGCACCGCGCGGCGGGCCAGCGCCTTGGCGAAGGCGACGGCGCGTTCCTCGTCGGATGCTTCCTCGGGCACGGCCTCCACGGCCGGGTCGCTGCGCGTCGCCACCATCAGCGCGGTGGTCAGCGGGCGGAGTTGCACCCGAACCCCGGGCGCCAGGTCATGCCAGCGGGGCGCGTTCGTCAGGTCGAGCGTCAGCATCCTCAATACACCTCTATGTCGTTGATCAGGGTTGCGGTGCACATTCGGCCCACCACGTTGTCGCGCGCCGCCTGCCAGTCGAAGGTCGCCTGCACGCCCTGCGGCCCGGAAATCTCGATGCGGGGGCGCGGCAGATAGACGGCATGGACGGTGAAGGTGAAGGCCTCGCCGGTGGGCAGGACATAGGCGAAACTGATCTCGGCGGGATCGCCGTTGATCGCCTGGCTCACCAGCGTGCTGTCGGCAAAGCGCACCTCTATCCGCCCCGTGAGTGCTGCGATGCTTGGGTCGGCACCGTCGATGCGCCCGTCCGAGCGGATCGTCTCGATCCGGTCGAGATTGTTGGCATAGGCGATCTCGGCCGAGATGACATTGCCCAGCGCCGTGCCATTCCGGCTGATTGCGCCGTTGAAATGGCCAAACCGCTTCAGCGCCAGATCGGCGGGCGTGCCCGCGCTGGTCGTCGTGCCGACCGTCTCGCCCTGCGCCACCAGCCGCGCGGTGGCAGTCAGCAGGCCCGAACGCTGCATCTGCCAGGTCAACTGGTCGAGAACGCAGCCGGAATACATCGCAAAGCGCGGCACCTCGGGCATGCCGGTCTCGATGGACATCGAGGGCAGTTCCCATGCGCCCGATCGGAACTCATGGGTGTAGGGTGCCGCCGCGCCGGTTGTAACCGGATCGCCAAACGCCGCCTTGAGCCAGAACCCGAACCCCGCGGCATCGATCGGCACCACCACATCGCCATCCGCCGTCACCGCATCCTTGATCGGGGCGAGGGGATCGCGGCCATAGCCCAGCAGTTCGCTGTTCAGCAGCGGTTGCTCCGATCCCAGCGAGGTGCTGGCGAAGGGCATCCTGGTGAAGCCGCCAGCGGGCGGGGTGCCGTAAACTGTCTCAAAGCCGAGCGCCATCTGCGCCCGCGCGCCTTGCGCACGTGCCATGGGGGTCTCCTGTTGTTGGGGGTGTCAGGCCAAGGGGCCGGTAGTGGTGTAATGCAAGACGATGGTGATCACCGCCGCCTTCAGCGCCGCCGCGCCCTCGATGGGCAGATCGACCGAGGCCGGGGCTTCCGGTTCGACCCAGTCGCAGAGGCCGCCAAGTGTGCGGTCGGCCTCCAGCGCAGTGCCGATGCTGGCGATCAGATCATCGAAGGCGCTGGCCCGGCCGGTGCCCGCCTGGACAACAACCTCCAGCTCGGCCCGGTGCTGATAATGGTAGCGCAAGGGCGACAGCGTCACCTCCGGCTCGCCCGGCTGGCCATCCCGCAGGATGATCAGACCGGCAGCCGGGATCCGCTCGGGCAGCACCTCGTCACGCAAGGTAAGGGCGGCGAGCGGCTGCAGCCGCGCGTGCAGCGCGGCGAGGACGGTTTCTCGGGTAGTGGGCATTGCCGGTGGCTTCGTGTCCTGGCTCACGCTATCAAGGCGCAGGCGTTTTCATTGATCGCGCAGGTGGACTTGCGCTGGATCAGTCATCTTCCTGGTTTTTTATGGTAGGTGTTCACACAGAGGAGAACCGACATGCAGTTCCAACTGAACACCGATGCCAATATTCAAGGCGATGACCGGCTGGCCGAAGTGGCCGAAACGCTGGTCACGTCCGCGCTGGGGCATCTGACCAACCGATTGTCACGGATCGAGGTGCATCTGGCCGATGTGAACGGCACCAAGGGAGGGGCAGACGATATTCGCTGCACCGTCGAAGCGCGGCCCGAGGGAATGCAGCCGCAGACCGTCACCCACAATGACGCCAATGTGGACGCGGCTCTGCGGGGCGCGGCGAAAAAAATCCGCGCCCTGCTGGACAGCGAATTCGGCAAACTGGGACGGCGCTGAGGCTCGGAAATGATGCAGGGGTTCGGGGGTGCGATCAGTATCCCCAAGATCGTCCTCGCCAATCATCGCCATCACTCTACCCACTTCGCCACGATCAGGCCCGGCACACCGTCCGCCGCACGTTCCGCATCCCGCGCCAAGTCCAGCCGCTTGCGCAGCTTGACCTGTGGAACCAGCAGGAAGATCGGGACGGTCGTCACGCCGCGCCCGGTCTTGGATTTCGACGCCACAGCCCGGCCCTTCGAATTCAGCCGCCCTTCGGCCACCAGCAAGCTCGGCCCGCGACGGCGATAGATGAACCGGAGCCGCAATCCCGTACGTCGTTCCCATTCGCCGGGGGTGATGCGGCCGCCCTTTGTGCTTTTCCCGGCGGCTGGGGTGGGGATTGCCAGCCAAAAGCCATCCTTGGACCGGATCAGCGGGCCCGTGTCATGCGCGCCAATGATCACCGGGGCCTTGGACCAGACCAGCGCCGCCGCGTTCAGGCTGTCGTCGGATTTGGGGAAGCTGGCGAGGCGGATGGAGTTACCAAGGCGGGTGCCGAGGCCCGCGCCGGTGATCTGGCTGCGCCAGGCGGATTTCAGGGAGGTGCCCGCCTCGCGCATGGCGGCGGACACCGCCTTTTCCCCGGCCGCGATTTCGGCCTGCATCAGGGCGACGATGTCGGGACGGATGTCGAGCTTCAGCTTCATGCGGGTTTTGGCCCCAGCTTTCAGGTGCGATCTGTGCTAGTGAAGAAGATGTCGAGAGCGGAGTTTTCGAAGCGAAAGGGCTGTAATTGAGCGAGCCATTTTCGAGACAGGTTCAGGCCGTATTCGGGCTTGCTGGCTTTTCCCTCATAGTCTCGATCAACAAAGAGCCCATCCGGTTGGGCCCAACGTGTCGCTGGGATAAGATACTGATCCGGTTCCCTACCATCCGCAAACAACGTGAGCGCAAGCAGAAGGTTCGGTCGGGGCCTGAATACATCCTTCCGCACGAACACGTAGTTTAGTTTGCGCACGGACTTTACCTGCACATCCCAATATCTGTCCGGTTCCTGCCGCACCACGAAATCGATCCCGCGGTCGTCGACTTCCGCCGAATATACGTCGAGGCCCAGTAGCACGAACTGCATTTTGGTGAAATATTCCGCGTAACGGCCGATCTGCAGGTGGTTCAGACGGCTCCAATCGTGTCGCATCTGTGCCTCTTGAACTGCAAACGTACTTTGCACCTTATCGCCTACGCAGGCCGCAGGTCCAGCGTCCAGATCAGGCGTTCGCGGTCGCGGATGGGTTCGCCCTGAATGGTGAAGCTGTCGGCCCCGATCACGATCAGATCGCCGGGGCGGGGATCGGGCAGGTCGGATACGCGCACATCCACGATCATGGTGTCGCTGACAAACCGCCCAGCGCCAAATTCGGTGATGTGATCCGGGGCGCGGCGGATGACGCGGATGGGGCGTTCTTCCGAGGTGGTGGCCGAGATCCACAGAGCGGCCGCCGCCATGGACGGGTTGGCATAGATCCGGTCCATGGCGAGGGCAAAGAGGGTCATGGCGCGTCAGTTCGAGCTGTGAATGCGGATCGCGATGCGCGGCCGCTTGTTGACCGGCAGGATCGAGGCCTCGGTCATCAGGTCGATCCAGCGGCCCTTTTCATCCAGATGCTGGCGGGCATAAAGCGGCAGGCCGAGCGTGTTGGCCGCCTCCAGCAGGTTCGCCGGGCCGCCGTAGGTGGTGAAGGTGTCCATGGTGCCAAGCGGGAACGCGATGCCCTCGCTGGCCGGGATCAGCCGTTCGGTGGCCTTGGTGGAGAGGGTGACGGTGCCCGCGTATTCCTCGAACACGATGCCCGCGAAGGGGAAATTGCGGCGCACATCCTGACGCAGGGGCTGCGCGCCGGTCGCGGCGTAGAACTTGTACGCCTCCTCTGTTTTGGGATGCGCGATCAGCTTGTCGAAGAATTCCCGGCTGACGAGGGCGTGGACGTCGGTCATGCTTTCGCCAAGCAGGTTGTCCTCCATCGACCGCAGCACCTCCCGCACCTTGCCCTGCACGTTGGTGCCAGCCGTCCCCAGCAGGAAGTCGACCGAGATCTGCGCCAGGCCAAACTCGGTGAAGTAATTGTAAAGCGTGGTCCCGGCCCCGTCCTTCACGATGCCGCGGAGCGCATTCATCTCCATGTATTCGCGGGTCTGGGCGTGCTTGCGGCGCATCAGCTGCAGCTTGCGGTTCATCACCTCGACCAGCGGGTCGGCACCATCGAAAACGCCCAGCGCCGGTTGCCCCTGAATGTCGCCGGGCAGAATGACATCGTCATGCGGGATCCATGGCAGGGCGAAGCTGCGCATCGACCGCCCCTCGCGGGTGCCGACGGTGGCAGGACCGCCGAGGGGCACCGAAGGCAGCAGGTTCAGCACGCCCTCGAACTGCTCGATGATCACCGAGCGTTGGGAGACGCCCTCAAAACGGAACAGGCCGATCTGGCCGAGGCGGGTGTAGAGGTTGGGCAGGATGTTGATGGCCTGCGTCATCTCGGCCAGCGAATAGCCGCCAGCGTCAAAGGGATTGCGAACGAGGGTCATGGGGTGCTCCGGGGGATGAAGGGAAAACGGTGTCAGACGCCGTCGCGGGCGACGATGCCGACGGCAGCCAGCTGGCCGAGTTTGGCAGCGATCTTGGTGCCGTCATCGACGGTGGCCTCGTAGGCGAGGCCCGCGCGCGACACGATCGCGGGGCCGCGGGCGACGACAATGCCGACCGCATCGGCCAGCGTGGCATCGACAGCGTAAAGCAGCACGGCGCTGGCGACCTGCGAACCGTCCGTTCCGGTCGCGGGTGACAGGGTGTATTTGCCGCTGGCGGTGATCTTCCCCAGCACCGAGCCGACCGGGTAGGGCATGCCGATCAGCAGGGTGATCACTTCGCGGGTGTAGTTCGGGTTGACCTCGTATTTGAGGACATCGCCCGTGCTGGGCGGTTCCGTCAGGACGGGCATTGGTCAGTCTCCATGGTTTTGGGGTGGGGAAGGTGGGAGTGGCGCCGGTTCAGCGCTTGGCGTCGGTCGCAGCCTTCCTGGCGGCAGCAATGATCGGGCTGTCTTTTGCGGCGGCTGCGGCCGGGGCGGTGGCGATGATGCCCGCCGCATCGCTGCGGGCGGCGAGATCGGCGAGCACGCGGGCGCGCAGGGCTTCGGGCTTCAGACCCTTGGTGACGGCATCGGCCGCGTCGATGGTCACGCCGAGCCGGGCGGCCTGCGCACAGACCTGCGCCACCTCGGCCGCTTCGGCACGCACGGCGTCGGCGGTCATGGCGGCGGTGTCAGGTGCTGCAGCGTTCACGGGCGGTTCGGGCGTGGCCGGTGATACCGTTGCCGTAGGGGGATTGGCAGCTGCATCGGCAACCGGCGCCGGGTTCGGGGTGTCAGTGGGCGTGGTGGTCATCTGTGGACCCTTTCTGCTGGGGGAAGTGGTGCCGCGGGGTGCGGCGGCGAAAGCGTGGAAAGCGGTGACAGGATCGGCGAGGTCGTCGGCCAGACCTGCGGCGATGGCATCGGCCCCGCGAAACACGGCCGCTTCCGTGGCCAGCGCTGCGGCGTGTGTCAGGCGATCCCCGCGACCGGCGGCGACGGTTTCCGCGAAGAGAAAGCGGACAACCTCCAGCTCGCGCTGCATCTGGTCGTGCACAGCCTCGGGCAGCGGCTGGTAGGGGTTTGCGTCGACCTTGTGCGCGCCCGCATGGATCAGGGTGACCGCGATGCCCTTCTGATCCAGCGCCCCGCTCATGTCGGTGTGCAGGGCCACCACGCCGATGCTGCCGACAGCGCCGGTGCGGGGCAGGATGATCCGGTTCGCCTGGGAGGCCAGGACATAGCCAGCCGAGAGCGCATGTTCGGCGACAAAGGCGTGGATGGGCTTCTGCGCCCGGGCGGCGCGGATACGATCTGCCAGATCGAAGGCACCTGCGACCTCGCCACCGAAGCTGTCGATATCCAGCGCAATGCCGCGAACGCCGGGATCCGCGATGGCAGCTTGGATCTGGGCGGTGATGCCTTCATAAGACGTCAGCCCGGAAGATTGCCCGATCCACGCGCCGCGATGCACCAGCGTTCCGGCGATTTCGATGACGGCAATGCCGTCGATCATGGTGAAGGGCTGGGTGCCGTTGCGCTGATGACGCTGGGCAAGGTCATTTCCGAACAGCGAGGCGCGGGCGGGCAGGGCCGCATGCTCAACTTCACCAGACAGAAGATCGACCCCCGCGAAAGTGATCTCCTGCCCCGTGATGCGCGGTCCCAGCCCGGACAGGAAGGCCAGCGCCTTGGCGGGATCGACCATCAGCGGGGTGTTGAAGGCGCGCTGTGCGATTTGGGCGTGGTGCATCATGCGCCCTCCGATGCGTCGGGTTTTTCATCGGCGGTGTCCTGTGCGTCGTCGTCGGCCTCGTCGTCCTTGGCGCTGTCCTGCTCCGCGTCTTTCGCCCCACCTTCGCCCGGCCCCTGCGCAGGCGACCCCGGCCGCCGGAAGTCGAGGCCCAGCGCCAATTCGCGTTTGCGCTCGGCGGCTATTTCGCGGTCCACCTGTTCGGCATCAAAGCCCCGCTCAGCCAGCGCCTGCGTGCGGGACTTCAGGCCCGCCTCGATCTGCAGGATCTCGGCCGAGGCGTCCTTCATCGGGTCGATCCAGTCCCATTTCGTGGGCAACCAGGCGCAGGCATGGTATTGCCGCCGCTGGCTGTCATAGCCCGGCAGGTCGAGGGCACCCGACAGCACGGCTGTGTCCATCCAGCGCACCCAGACCGCGCGGCAGAGCTGATAAACCAGCACACCATGCTGCCAGGCCGAGATGCGGCGGCGGAATTCGATGAGGCTGATCCGCGTGTTCGAGAAGTTGCCCTTGGCGGTGTCGCCGGTGAGGTACCCATAGGGCACGCCCAGCGCCGCCGCGATCTGCAGCAAGGTGCGATACTGGAACGGCTCATAGGTGCCGCCCGAGTCCGGTGTTGCCGGGGTCGACACATCCTCGCCGGGATCGAGCCGCACGACCTGGCCCGGTTCGACCTCCAGATCCTCCTCGGTCGGTTCCAGCGGGGTTTCCGGGGCGGGGGAGGTGATGAACATCGCGAACATCGCGGCGATCTTCTTCCGTTCCAGCTCGGCATCGTCATAGAGGTCCAGTGTGAACAGCTTCACGATAGCGGCAGCAAAGCGCGACACACCGCGCAGCTGGCCCGCTTCGACCGGGTCGAGCACATGGATCACGTCCGCAGCCGGAACGCGGACGGTTTCGCCTGACAGACCCGGGTCGGTCAGATCACCCGGATGGCGGCGCAGGAAGTGATAGGCCACGCGGCGGCCAATGCCGTCAAACTCGATGCCCTGCCGGATCAGCCCGGCACCGGGCAGGGTACGGTTCATGTCGAGCGGCAGCATTTCCGCAGGCAACATCTGCAATTGCAGGGGCACGGTCAGCCCATCCTCGACCCGGCGCGGCCGGATGCGGAGGAACACCTCGCCTGACAGGAAGACCTCGCGCGCGGCCCGGCGCTGTAGCCCGTAGAAATCCGTCAACCCTTCGGCATCGGCGTCATCGGTCCACGCGAGCCACAACGCCTGCAGCTCTTCCTTCCTGGCGGCATCGGCGATGGTCGATGAGGGTTTGATCCCGTCGCCCACCACGTTGCTGGCGAAGCTCTCCACCGCATTGGCCGCATAGCCGTTGTTTCTGACCAGCCAGCGGGCACGGGCGGTGATCGTGTCGCCCGAGGCCGCGATCAGCGTGTTCACATGGGCGCGGCTGGCCCGGAACCCGCGCAGGCGGCGATGGGCCTGTGCTGCATCGAACCCGCCGATGATCGATCCCAGCCTCTGGCGGAACGCTTCAAACGCCATGGATCACAGGCCTTTTGACGCGACAGTGCCCCATCGGCGGCGGCGCGGGGTGCCGGTACTGGCGGTGGCAATCCGGGTTTCCAGATCGCTGATGGCATTGGCCAGTTCCGCGTCCGACCCATAGGTGATGGTCTTGCCGTCATAGCTGACCGAGCGGACGCCCGCGTAGCGCGCCTCCTGAAGTGCTGCCAGAAGCGCGCGCATCCGTTCCAGATCCATCTCAGTCCCTCATGAAGTTCGGTGTGTAGGCTCGGCGTTTGCGCCGTGGCGTGGCCGGTGTTCCGGCCTTGGGCGGGGTGGGCGACACTGGTTCAGTTGCCGTGACGGGCGAAGCCGGTCGGGTTTCCACCCCGGCCTGCGCCTCGAGCCGTCGCCAGGTCGCCTCGTCCCAGCGATCCGCGCCCATGATCCAGGCCGCCGCCCGCGCATAGACGCGTGTGTCCAGAGCCTCGTTGCGTTCGCGCATCTTCTGCCATTCGGGGTGGGCATAGCCGCGCTTGTTGCGCACGGTGACCAGCTGTTCGGCCACCAGCTGCTTCAACCATTCGGTGTCGATCCAGTCCGGCAGGTGCACGGTGCCGGGGGCATCGAGCACCCCCAGCGCGCGGTCTTCGTCCGAGGGGCGTTCCAGCCGCAGGAAGCGGTAGGTTTCGGTTTTGAAGGTCGCCGTGGCCACCGACCACAGCCGCGCGCCGCGCCGCAGGCGGCGGCCAGCCACGGTGGCGTCGACAAAGGTCGGCCCCGACACCGGCGTCGCGCGGTTGAAGCCTTCCAGGCCCTTGATCGGGGCCACCTGCTCAAAACCCTGCTTGCGCGCCCAGGCATAAACCGCCGGGGCCTCATAGCCGGTGTCGATGGCCAGCTTGCCGATCACCATCACGGCGCCATTTGCGCAGGTCCATGTCCGACCCAAGAGGGCCGTCAGCTTGTCCCAACACGTCGGATCATCCGGACCGCCCGCAATCACGATGTGATCGACCAGCCAGGACTCCAAGCCCCGGCCCCAGGCCCAGACATCGACCTCGATGCGGTCCTTCTGCACGTCGACGCCAGCGGTCAGGAACAGACCGCCTGCCGGGATCTGCACGCCCGCGTAGCTTTCGCGCCGTTCCGCCAGCCGCTGCCATTCCGGCGCATCGCCGCTCTCGACCCATGTCTCGCCCAGCAGGGTGTTGCGCGCCACACGCAGCATTTCCTCCGAGTCCTGCGCCGCCAGCCACTCGCGGGCGATCTGGCCCCAGCTTTTCCATCCCAAGGGCGAATAGAGCGCCGAGATATGGAAGCCGATCGAATGCGGATCGGCCGACACGGACGTCGCGCGCCATTCGCCCCGCTCCAGCATCTGCGTCTTGTGATGCTCGGCGATGGGTTTTTCGCACCCTTCGCAATGATAGGCGGCGGTGTCGGGGCGGCCTTTGTCCCAGCGCAGGCGGTCAAACTGCAGCCATTGCATCTGGCTACAATGCGGGCAGGGCACGAAGTACCTGCGCTGATCGCTGGCCTCAAACTCGCGCTCGATCCGGCTCAGCCCCCTGATCGTGGGCGTCGAGACCATGAATACCTTGCGCCGGTGCGAGAAGGTGGTGGTGCGCGCCTCTGCCAGCGTGACCGGATCGCCTTCCTCGTCGGCGGAAGGCGGATAGGCGTCGACCTCATCGAGAAAGATATACCGCGCAGGCATGGACCGCAGGCCGGTGGCGCTGTTTGCGCCGGTCAGCACCAGGATGCCGCCGGGGAACTCTTTTGAGAGCATCGAATTGCCCGCATCGCGCGACCGGGCCGGATTGACCCGTTCGCGCAGCGCCGGGCTATCCGCGATCAGCGGGTCCAAACGACCGCGTGACGTCCGCTTCGCCAGTTCCAGGCTTGGCAGTACCGCCAGCATCGGCCCCGGCGCGTGATGGATCACGAAGCCGATCCAGTTGTTGCCAGCCTCGGTCGCCCCGACCTGCGCGGCCTTCATGAAGGTGATGCGCTGCGCAGGATACCTTGGCGACAGCGCATCCATGATCTCGCGCAGGTAGGGCGCGCGGGCCGTGCGGTAGCGCCCCGGTTCGGCCGCACCGCGCGAGGACAGCCAGCGGTGTTGATCCGCCCATTCCGATACCGTCAGGTCCGGATCGGGCCGCATGCCGTTCCGCCAAACCCGCA